GCCGAAAGTTTCCAGAAGGCAATGGATAGGAAGTCTTCCATCGAATGCCAGCCTTATTCAGGTTCGGCGTGCGTTGGATTTTCCGCTAAAGAGGGAGGACGGTCTGCTGCGACTTTTAGTGTCGTAGGACCTTCGAAATCCTCATTAAAATGGGCGCCTTTCTTCTTACGTGCTGACCACATGAAGAAGAATTACGTTCAAAAATGTCCTAAGCCCTCCCCAGCTTCCTCGGAAGCTATCGGAGTCAAGGAAAGAGGCTACAAAGTTCGGATCGTTACGAAGAACGATCCGTACCGAGTGGCCAAAGCACATATATACCGTCAGGAACTTTACAAACGTGTTTGTAAGGAGCCTTTTACGGTTTTAGGGGACCCACCTGCCAAAATCGACCTTTCTCCTCTCCTGGATTGGAGCGAAGAGAATAGACAGCGGCGATGGGTGTTTAGTATGGACTTAAAATCCGCTACAGACAACATGTCACATGCTGCCTTGGCGCGTATTTGTCAATTTCTGGAGATTGATTCCAGTATAGTCTTTTCAGACTTTACTGTTAACGATCTCCCTGTCAAAAGGGGGGCCTTCATGGGGATGCCACTGTCGTGGTGTCTCCTTGATTGGACTCATCATTTTGTATGTCAAAAAGTTGACCCACTTGGCCTTTACCGGCACAAGGGGGACGACTTAATTGCATTTTGGACATGGCCACAATACAGGCTTTACAAAAAAAGCATGAGTTGTTTTGGCTTTAAACTGAATAGTAAAAAGACCTTCTTTTCGACAGATAAGGGTACCTTTTGCGAGGCACTCTATTCTGTCGAAGGAAAGGCACTTGTGTTGCAACCAACCGTATCCGTGCGGTCACTGGTTGTGGCAACTAATGTTGATTCACTGTCAGTCATGTCGGCGGCCTCCCAGGAGGCCTACCGTCGTGGCTTTTCAATGAAAGTTTTTAATCGTGCATTAGAGGGAAATTTCACTCGTGAATTTTCTATCTTAAAGCAGCGGAGGATACCTCTCTACCTCCCGAGGGTAGTAGGAGGTGCAGGTTTAGTTCCCGTGGAAACTAACCGAAAACTCTCACAATTTGAATCGGACTGGTTCTGGGGATGTCTTGATAAAGACATGCCCGGTATCCGGTCTAATCTGGAGAAAAGGGAGGGACCTTATGGGCGTTCTGCTCACAAGGCCCTTTCCAAACTCCGTTATCGTTCAGGCCTTAAAGATTCAGAGACATGTAAGCATCTCGATGCTTTCATGATCAATGCTTTAAGGCGTACATCTCTTTATGATGCTGGTATTCCGTCAGGGGCTTACGCTCTTGATGGTGCCAACTTCACGAAGAAGGACTACAAAAAGGTTTCGCCATTACGCTTCGCCCTCCGGCAATTCTCGAATTACCGGAAAAAGGTGAAACTAGCGAAAAATTCCTCGCGTGTTTCTTGGGTTTTTGCTAATTCGGCAAAAACCAAAGTTACTCGCAAATCATCTGAAGAGGTCTTCCCACACGAGTGTGATGAGGACCCCTAAAACTTTGAGGACTGACATGGTACCCGAAGGTCTACCACATGAGCCTAGGCAAGAATGTGCACCTGAGGGGCAAAATCTAAAAACTGTCAGACGACTAGTCTTTAAATAGTACCGCAGTTGCTGTGGGGTCACACTTGGCGAAAGCCAGGTGTGGCTATT